CCGGGCGTCCCCGACGACGCGGCTGGTGCGTCGCCTGGCTCATGGAACCAGGCGACGTCAGTTATCGGCGCAGGAGGAACCCCGGAGTCGCCCTGGTTTGACTTTGACGACTCTTTTAGCGCTGGGTCTTGGGAGGACTCTAGTTTCGATGATGACCAGTATGCCGTGGATGACGATGACGACGATGACCGCTATGATTACCACCAGCAGCAAGCTGATGAGTATGAGGAGCGAAATCAGAAGCACCGTCACAAAGGTTATAGGGGGAGTCCGGAGAGCGTTGCACCGGACACCCCCCCCTCCGCGGCGCCCCAAACAGGCAGAGTGTTGTTCAACGACAACAAAACTCGCGTTCTTGTGCCAATTCGTCCAAACACGCCGACACTGAAGCAAGTGAACAGTGCGGTGGCAGCTTTCGTGCAGCAGGAACTCGGGGTTCTTCTGGAGACCCCCGATCGATCCAGCGAGCACGAGAGGAAGTCACTGGCCATTCACACCGCAATCGCGGAGGGCCGGCGGGCGCAGTATGTGCCCGCTGATTCCCTCTCGATGGTTGTCGACTCTTTCATTGAAAGGTTGAACCAAGTAAGCTCGACCATCCTTCGTTACGAGATTACAGACGAAAGATGGGAGGAGCTGAAGCGATCCCTGAAGATGGAGGCGAGCCCCGGCTACCCGTACATTGCGGGGACCATCAAGGAGGCGCTCGACACTAGCGAGGCGAAAGTTCGGGTGGACCTAGAGCATCGCCTCAAGGCCATCGATGAATGGACGGCGAAGGGTTGCCCGGCTATGTCCAAAGCTGACGCAATCTCTCAGAATTTGTGCGATCCTGTACGAATCATGATCAAGAACGAGCCCCACTCTGCTCAAAAGATTAAAGAGGGCCGAAGGAGAATCATTCAAGCCACCAGTCTGCTGGACCAGCTGGTGGAACGGGTGTTGGTGGCTGACATGCACGCTGTGGAACAAGAAAGGTTTGTGGACCTCAGGCTGTGTATCGGAATGTCCCACGAGGACTACGATGTTCGCTTGATAGCGTTGGACTATGAGAAGGGCGCGGCCGGTACGGACTTGAGAGGAAATGATTGGGGTCAACATCCGCACTTTGGTGTGGAGGTTTACCCTAGAGTGCAGCAAAAGCTGCATAATCTAACTTCTCGTCACACCGAGTTGCTGCGCGCTTTGGAAATCCTTCGCGAAGACTACACTTTGTCGGTCCTCAGTGATGGTGTGGTCGCCGACACGGACATCGATCAGGTGGTGTCCCCTGCCGCGCGCCTCGGCATCCACAAGACAGGTCGCTATGAAACTAGCCGTCGCAACTGCTGGTTCCGGAAGTTTATGGACTTCTATGCCCTGAGCAAGGCCTCGGGCACCTGGGTTCCTTCCGGCTCCGCCTATGACCCTTGGGTCATGGGTGATGATTGCTTCGGCCATGTTCCCACAGATCTCCGAGACGCTTACAAGGCGGCTTGTAGAGATCTGGGTGGCGACCTCAAGTGTTTTGATACCGAGTTCTGCGGCCTGGAGTTCTACAAGAGCTCCTTTGGCACCGTCACATGGCGGAACACGAAAACCTCGCAGGCTAAGGCGTTGGTTCGTCACTCCTTCCTGGTCGGCTCCGACCGGGAGGTTGAGTCTCGACAAAGCCTGTTGAGGGAGTACCGTCATACAGTCACCTTCGCCCCCCTTCTGGCCTGGGTCAAGGCGCTGGTTACAGGCACAGCAAATGTGCCGTTGCTAGCGCCGAAGCTCGAGACGGTTGAACCTGCCAAGGATCCCGTCTCTGACGAGGCGCCGCCTGCCGAGTCAACGAAGCCGAAGAGGAGGAAGAAGAGGACCGGTGAGGGGAGG